TACCATACTGTCCAGTACTCCAGCTGCGGAAGCTGGTAGTGTAGGTGGGAATCCTACCCAATGGTTTATATGTTTTTAATGATTTATATATTTTTATTGGCGTGTAGCTCAGTTGGTCAGAGCATTTGACTGTGAAATGTTAGCAGCCTTATACAGTAATGTATGAGTGAAAAATCTCGCTAATTCGGGGAAACCTTAACAGGTAATGCTGATGGTAATCCCGAGCAAGGAAGAAATATGAATAGTAAGAAAATAGGAAATATAGGAGAAGCGTATGCCTTAGCTAAATTAGTAGAACTTGGTATTCCAGTGTATCAACAATTTGGTGATAATGAGCCAGCAGATTATTTAATTATAGTAAGTGGCAAAATATTAAAGATACAGGTAAAAACTTCTACAACTTATGATGAAAAAAAGGTAGTGTTTAGTTTAACTTCTTCTACGGTTCATCGTAAAAATGGAGTAAGACACAAATATACTAAACAAGAAGTTGATGCTTTTATTTGTTATGATACTCACACTTCGCAGCTGTTTATAATTAAAAACACAGGTAATATGACAAGTGTATCAATAAGATATAACAAACCTAAAAATAATCAACTTACTAATATAAAATATTCAAACGATTTTCTTCTATGTGTAGAGACTTTACACGAGATAGCCTCGTCCAGAGGTTAAAGAGAAAGTCCAGACCACAATACGAAAGTAATGTGGTAAAGTAATCAAGGGGTCGGGGGTTCAAGTCCCTCCACGCCAGCCATTTAAAAAAATAAAAAAATATTTAGGAAAAATACTTGAAAAGAGCAGGGAATATATATTATAATATATATGTAAAATGAAAAAAGAAATAAGATTTAAAATCGCAAGAAGAATATAAAAAGTTAGCCCGTTTAAAGCGGCGAGGGATATTATACGGCTCTCCCACTGTCAGGCGTATTCTTCTTGGGGTTTTAAATCCTACACATTCTTTATATTGTGATACACAGGAGGCCTAGTGGTTCGTGGAGTGATTATCCATTAGTTCCAAGTGGCGGGGTTGTAAACAATAATAACCAATGTGGAAATCATCTTGCTGTCAGGCGTACGGCGGTCGTGCGGCTGGGGTGGAACACCTAACTTACCGGTCTGGAGTGAAAGAATCTGAGCGTGTGGTCCTGGATTAGGACCAGCCTAAGTATTGTGAGTAGCCACCTGAAGACCATCAGGAGCGGTAACCGGAGTCCTGCGGGAGGGCGCAGGGGACGTTAAGGCAGTTTGAGGGTGCCTGACGGCGGGATAAAAAATTTAAAAAAATACTTGATAATAACTCCCTTTTTATATTATAATATTTATATAAAAAGAAGAAAGAATATAGAAAGAGAGAGTGATAATTATGTGGGAAATATATCGTTATGCAGAAAAAGATGTAGTAAGTGAATATGGAGATATTATATATCCAGCATTTACTTGGTACTTAGTTGGTATTTATAATGATTTATTTAGCGTAGCTAATATTATCAATCACGAAATATTCTTATATAACTGCACTTGCAAGGATGGCGATCCAAATCCTAAGTTCAAAATTTTAAGTAATTTTGAATAAAAAGACTTGAATAAAGCCACCAAATTGATATATAATATATATGTAATAAATAAATAAGAATTATATTAAAACTGTGGGTTGCCTCTCATAAAAAAAAATGGGAACGTGTCAAGGCTGAAAGAACAGTAGAAGGGACACCGCGAGAGGGTTTGAAATTTGCCAAATAAATAATATTACTATTGTGGGACAGCGATGCTGTAGCACACGGAGGCCCGAACCTTCCATGCAAGCCGGAAGCGGATACTAAAGGTAGCATGTGCCAGAGACTGTGGTTAAAATTGGAATAGTAATAAAATAACCCGGACCAGGGGGAATGCACTCACGTGCTTGCGTCTACTGGATTGGGAGTAAGTTCTGACTTTCTCTTTCCAAAGTAACGATACGCAGTGTTGGACTGAACTGGGGGTATATAAATGGGGACGCCTGAGCTATCTAATAATAGCGATTGTCCAATGGGTAGTGCCGTGCCGTGACCAGAGTTAGACGGCAAAAAAAATAGATAATACACAAAAGAGATATATGTGAGCCAGAATGCGAAGCACATAGAAAGGCAAATACGGTGTTAGTATTGTGCCTAGACGAAAGTTGGATTTGTTGCGAAGGGACATCCGTGCTGTAAATCAGTAATCTCAATCGTAAGGTGTGGTGACTCCACTTGAAAGATGCAGCTGCTTAAGCCACTCATCAAGTAATAAACAGTCCTTACCTCTTTATCATTAGATAGAGTAGAAATTCGTTTAATCGCTCTATCTAATGTTCTATATATTTATTAGGGGGTTAAGGTTGCTTAACCTCGTAATAAGTATATAGACAATATATACTATGAAAGGAAGGAGAAGAAGTATGGAAAAAGTTAAAATAACTGGAAAAATGGAGACTGTTGTAAAGGCAGTAAATGAATTAGGAGGAAAAGCTTACGCAGCTGAAGTTTTAGATTATCTAAACGAACATTTTGCTGATAGAGCAGAACTAAAATCATTCAATGCTGTTAATGCTACTTTAGCAGCTTGTGCTGGAAAAGGTTTAGTTACTAAAGCAAAAGGCGTATTCAATGACAAAATGCTTACTCAATATTCTGTACCAGTAAGTGAATAAAATAAGACGGAAAATTGCTTCCGTCTTTCTTTTTTTATAATTTTAAAAAAATTAAATCCAGAATATGCCCTTAAAACGCATTTTTAGGTACCTAGAATCGCTGAAAATATATTTATAGTATAATTATATTAAAAAGACCATTTTAACGCTCTACGGTACCTTAAAATGATTTTTTAATTTTTTGGGTTAAAGACTTGAAAATTGGGGGAGATTTATAATATAATATAAATATAAAAAGAAAGGAAAAGTGATAATATGAAATATTTAATAATGAACAATTGTATGCAAGGTCGTCTAATACATTTTGACCCAGACAATTTAATTATAGAGAAAATAGACCGTTATCACAAAAAAGTTATATTCAAACAAATGGATCCAACCACACTAGGTATATTACATGCGTTAACTTGGGACAGATGGTTAAAAGATGTAGAATAAATACTTGAAATTAGGACATAATTTATTATATAATATATATATAAGAAATGAGAAAGAAGGTGTAAAATATGGGAAAATATGTGTTTGAATTGAGGGACAGCACAGACGGAACATATGTTTATAACCACAAGGTAGAATTAGATGACGAAAGTACAGGGGTAGAAGTTGTTAGGGGGTTTGTTGCTTTATGTAAAGCGGCTACCTTCGCAAATACGACAATTATCGATGCCTTACGTACCGTAGCAAAAGAAATGGAGGATGAAGAAAAATGAACCAAGTATTTTTAACGGGCAGGATACAAAATATATTTCCTGATACCATTTATATCAGTTTAAACAACAATAATTGTATTCCTTTAAGTATTAAACAAGGAATATATAATGGTATAGTAGAAGCACATTGTCAAAGTGGCGACCTTATTGGAATAAAAGGGCAAGTAGTTAATTATAACGGTGTAGTGCAAATTGCCGTAGAAAGAGTAAGTTTATTAACAAATAAAGGAGATGGTTTTAATGAATAAATATCCAAATGCAGGCGTAACTAATTTACGCATATCTCATACAGAGGAAAAGATTTTAGGCATATTAAATACTCGTTGGATTACAATAGAGGGCATCGCAAAAGAAATGGGCAAGGGTTATACTAAACAACACGCAGCTAATTTAGTGCTACGTATGGCACGTAAAGGCTTCTTAGATAAGACAAAAGCAGCCCTATTATTACACGATATGCCAAATACAGCAAAATTTTTAGAGATTTAGTTGTATTTTTTGCGGCGCAGCTCTACTAACAAGATGTAAAAGTTAAAGGAGAGTTATAATAGTAGTACTTATACTAGTATAAGTATAAGTATTATATTAGTAGTAGTAATAGTATAATAATAATAGTAGTAGTATTATAATACTAGTAATAGTAGTATATATGTATATATAAGTAATATATATACTACAATAGGTATAATAATACTTATATACTAGTAGTAATAATAGTTTATATAATAGTAGTATTAGTATATATAATATAAGTAGTAGTATTAGTAGTAGTTATACTAGTAGTTATACTAGTAACTTCCTACTAGTATCATAAACCCCAAAATGCACAGCAGATGGCTGGATGTGTGGTGGGGGTAGGATTTTTTAGGGGGGATTTGGTACCTCACGAGTGGTCCAATTGTCAAGTATATCAAGGGTTTGCGAGCGTTTCAGACCCTCTTTTTTTTACCCTAAAATACGGGGTGGTAATTGTTTGCCACCTCTTTTTTTATGCTAATTTTTCGGGGGGCTGTAATATACCCCCTCTGCGCAGCTCTTTTTGTATCAAATTAGGTACAAGAAATATCCCAGCGCAGCTCCTGGATAGGATCCGAAAAAATTTTTCTTGTTTTGGTTTGGATCCACACGCGTGCAAGAAAAAAATCTTATAATGTAAAAAAATGTCTAATGGGTTGAAATCCACTAGACAAATGTGGTATAATTATATTATAATGGGGGAGTATATATATAAAAAAAAAGAGGATATAAAAAAAATAAGGGGAAGATTATTCTTCCTCCTTATCTAATTCAGCGATACCAGCATCAGTTAAAGTATATTTAGTTAAGATTTTATCTCCAAATACATCTTTAACTTTGCTTACATATCCCTTAGTAGCCATTGCTGCTAATGTAGCATTTACGCTATTAAAAGTTCTTTTGCTACCATTTTCAACCATCTTGTTTAATACTTCTCTTGCGAAAGCACTTCCTTCGTTGATTGTTCTTAAAACTCCTGCTACTTCTTTGTAGTTAGCATTCATACCGATAACTTTTGCCATAATAATTCACCCTAATATCCAACTTATAGCATATTGGATACCCTTTCCTAAAATATTTTTTTGATTTCTCATATATATTATATCATATATATACTGGGGAAATCAACCCATTTGACAAGATTTTACATATTTTTTTATCGGGGATGCCGATAATTTATATTATCATCTCATCTTTTATATATATATTATATCATAAGACGCCCCAATAATCAAGTCTTTTTTTAATTTTCTTTGTATCAAATAGGGGACGAAGTATTTTTTCTTCTTTTTTCATCTTTGATAAATCAATTATACCACTAAATAGGGTAAAAAGTCAATAATTTTTCGCCATTTTTATTTAAAAAAGTTTCTGTCAAATCACTTGACAAACGGGGGCGGGATATGATATAATATAAGTGGGAAGATATATATATAATAAAAAAAATATATTTCCCGGGAAATATTTCCCAAGAAATATTTTGTATCAAATATGATACAAAACGCCCCCCTGGGCCAATATTAGACGCAGCTCCTTTACATGTCAATTTACATGTAAAGCGCAGCTCCTTAATTTGTGTCAGATCTGACACAGCTCCTGCAGCTCCTTTTTGTATCAAAAATGATACGCGGGGCGTATCTAATTTGAGGGGGGATCCTGGGCGCAGCTCCTCATACCAATAAAAAAATAGGGGGTGATCTGCGTTTTAGGGGGATCCGCTTTTGGGGGCAGGGTTTAGTGCCGAAAATACGCCAGAGGGCCAAAAAATACGCGGGGAAAAAATACGCGGGATTATTCCCGTCCACAAAAAAAGAAGGGCGATGCCCTTCCTATTCTGCTTCTGGTGTAGCAGATTTGTCAAGTTCAGCAATTCCTGCATCAGTTAGAGTGTAGCGAGTAAGCATTTTATCACCGAATACTGCTTTCTCTTTTGATACATAATCTTTTGATGCCATTGCTGCTAGAGTTGCATTTACTGAGTTGAAAGTTCTTTTTGAACCGTTAGCAACCATCTTGTCAAGTACTTGACGAGCAAATGCTGCTCCGTTTTCAAATCCACGTAGCACAGATGCTACTTCCATGTAGTTTGCGTTCATTCCGTTCATTTTTGCCATTTTATTCACCCTACATTGACCGACAAATTGTCAATGCCCTTTCCTTTAATTTATATATATATTATATCATATCACTCTTGAAAAGTCAACCCTTTTTTTATTCTTTTTTTATTCATCTTCTGAATAGTAAACATAGTATCCTAATTGAGGGAATTTGTCTAGGATGTCAACTATTTCTTCTTGGTGTTTTTCAAATTCTTCTTCTAGGTCGTTTACATCATCTATTTTGACACAAAACTCTCCATCATCCTCAAAATAATCCATTCCATATTCTTCTAATAATAATTCAAAATCTTTTTTTGACATTTTTAATCACTTTCCTTTCATTTATATATATATTATATCATACTACATTTTAAAAGTCAACCTTTTGTAAGTAATAATTTAACTTTTTTAGTTCACCTCGTGCGAAACCTAATATAAGAATTTGATTTCTGAAATCCCATCTTGTAGCATCTTTGTCCATTGTTTTATATACGGCATGTAAAACTCTGTCAAGTCTATGTGACTTATAAAATACATCACCGTCTAACATTGCTATCCACATTTTTACATCTCCTTTCCCATTTGATATATATATTATATCATATAGGGGGTTGAAAGTCAAGAACAAATGTGATACAATTGAATTTTTTTCGTATCAAAAATGATACGACGTAAATTCCGAACAACGCATCCGGGCGTGTCGTGCAGCTCCCCGTGTGTATCATAAATGATACGTTCGCCCAGCTCCCATCGTGTATCATATATGATACAGCTCCAGCTCCAGCTCCCCTGTATCAAATTTGATACGCTGGCGCGTTGTATCTTAAATGTCACATGTGACACGAGTGTCACATGTTTCGTGATAAACTTGATACAAAAATTTTTCTTGACAAACACTTGATTTTATGATATATTTATGTTATGAGGGGGAGTGTTTTTTTTAATTTTTTTTAGTTATAAAAAAAATATGATACAATTTTTTTGTATCATATTTGTATGTATCTTTTATGCCCTATTGAAAAACTTTTCAAGTTGTAAGGTTAGTAAAGACTTTTCTTTTTTTAGATTTTCTCGTCTTTTTGTGATTTCCTTGTTTTCAAATTGTAAACAATTTCCATACATAACCTTATAACAATTTTTAATAAATCTAACCATTTTACAATTTACTATATCATACTTAACAATTATATCAATATAATTTTGTATCTTTTTTGATATATCATAAATATCATTAGTATTTTTAATATTTAAGTCTTGCATCAATTCTTTACAAGTACTTATATCTTTTTTAACTAATAATTGAGATACAAGCAAATTGATATTTTTTTGTAAATCATATAAACTATCAAGATAAAAATTATTCATACTCGCCCCCTTTATATGTTTTTAGGTGTATCATAAAATAAGTCAAGTATTATTTTATTTATAACCTTTTTTTTGATAACTTGTTTTTGTATCTTTTTTGGTGTATCTTTAATTAAGTTATCATATTCTTTTGCTTTTCTCTTTTTGTCCTTTTCTAACTTTTTTAGCAATGTATTATAACTCATACTTGCCACTAACCCCCTTTTATTCATATTTATATAAACTTGATACAAGTTATATACCTATTTATTAAGACATACACCCTTTATTATGCCTTAATAAAGATTTTTAACAAACTTTTGTATTTTAAGGGGCTTTCCTTAAAATACGAGTGTATTATACCATAAAACAAAAAGTTTGTCAAATAATTGACATATTACTTGACATTTTAAAATGAGTTGACTTTTTTTTGATAACCTATGTTAGTAAAATTATTAAAAACTATATATGACAAGTTTGATACTAACTTGTTAAACAATTCAGTTGTATCATTTATGTCTTTATTTGCCAAGTGTGTTTGTTTTCTTTTTAAGAAAAACTTGCAAGTATTTTCAAGTGCCATACTTATTTTCTTAAAAGACTTTTTGTATCTTTTAAGTGAATAGGGGTGTGCTTGTAAATAATCAATAGCAACTTGCTTGACATTTATAAAATCAAGATTTAACAATTTTTCAAGACTTTTGTCTTGTATCTTATTTGCTATATCTATTAATTGCCATATATCGTTTTGCATTTCGTATCCTATACACTTTGTAATATTATATCTTTGTATCAAATTTGCTATATAAGATATTAACATATCACTTGTGATATATATGATACTATAAGGGTTGTCCTTTCTTAATAATTCTATTTTTTTATTTGTATTAGGGTTAGTGTCTTGCAGTAAATCAGTTAGTATCAAATTTGCTACAAAAATATCCTTTACTCTATTTTTTGCACTTTGTGCATTTATTGATACATAAACAACTTTTATTCCTATCATAAAGGGTGTGCCGTTGCTTTCAATATCAATACATAAACTTGTAAACTCGGGTATATCTTTTTTTTCTTGGGTTATAACTCTTTGATTTATAAGTTTATTAACTTCTTGTTTGTTAAAAATCATTTTCTCCACCTTTCTATAATTTTTTGGGGGTGTATCAAAAAAAGTTTTAACTAGCATATAAAATATGCCATATATCAAGAAAAAATATGCCTTATTTTTGACAAACTTTTTTCAAAACTTATTTGTATCAAATAAGTCTTATACCAAACAAATTAGTTGTATCTAACTTGCTTGTATCAAATATGTAGTTTTCAAATTACTAATAAAATTCTTATAATTATAATTAATGTTTTAACCTTTTTAAAATTAATGATAATAATATATTTTTTTTAATTGTATTAAATTAGTAGTTAAATAGTTAAAAGATGTAAACTGAACTAATAACATTTAATAAGTATCTTATATGATACCAAGAAAGGAACATAATTTTTTATATACTACATATTTGATACAAACAAGTAAGATAACTTGTATCTTATTTGCTTGTATCTTATATTATACAAGATTTACATTTGATAAAATAACAAACTCTAACATTTGAAAGTCTTTAATGTTTATCATTACTTTTTCATATTTAAAAGTGTTAATTATAAAGTCCTTTAAGTATTTAACATTCTTTTGTGATAAAGTTGATACAACTTGATTTATTGTAATTGTTTGCCCTATTCTTAAAGGTTGTATCTTATTTGCTTTAAGCAAATTATTAGCAAAATCAATAATAGTTTGCCAATTTGCCATTTTGTTATCATTTTCTTTAAAGTAATAATAAAGTATCTTAAATGCTACAATAACATTATCTTTAAGTATTTTACTTTCTTTTGTATTCTTATCAATTAAAGTTAATTGATAGTTATTGTTTGTATCAATAAAGTTTTTAATCAAATCAAACTCTTTGTCTTGTATCTTAAATGATTGTATCAAACTTGCCTCCTTTCCTATTTTACAATTATTTTTTTTATTTACAAGAGATAGCATACTCTCTCATAAAATCAAATCTATCATATCATAAAGCAAGTGGACTTATCAATTCATTTTACAATTCTTTACAAAAAATCTTTTAAAAATCTTGATACCTTAAAAAATGCCTTTTTTAAGCGATTTAAGACACTTTTTAGATATTGATAGTATATTTATACTATTTTTATGTTTTGTTTGTCTATAATGCTTTAAAATGCTTTACATAAAGTCAAGACATTTAAGATACAAAGTTGTATCTTGTTTTAAGGTTGGGAGGGTTGCCGAGTTGCTCCTGTGTCTTATTTGATACGAATGGGGGGTGGGTTTTGTAACATTTTTGCTACAATTTTTGAAATATAAATAGAGCACATACCCAAAATTAGAAAATCAAAATTCAAAGAACCGCAATCAGTAGCACGTGAACAAATCGCCCCTTTGGGGGAAGATAAGTTTTTTATATATGTGAACGAAGTGAGCATATATAAAAAAGTTATTGATGGGGGATTATAATAATATAATATATTATATATAATATATAATACTATATATATAGTCCTTTTGTCAACCATTTTACGAGAATAAAAAAATTTAATTTTTTACACTTTTCTATTGACAAAAATGAAATTATATGATATTATATATCCATATGTGATGTGAACGAAGTACATGAGGTGAACGAAGTGACAAAAATAGCAGAAAAATTAGACTTTAATCTTCAATTATATTCCGATAGATCGGCTCTTGTAAATTTTTTATGGGAGACTGGAGAATTAGATTACGCTCCTCCAGGGGAATTAGATAAAGTAGCAAATTATTTATTATACGCCGAAGATGTCGATGCGGCGAGTGGAAGCGATAGTATAGACGTAGAGTTACGCGAACCGGGGGGAAAGCGTAAAGTAAGCTACGAAGCTTTAATTGAATCCGCCCTGGGCGAAAGAGAAGCAACAGCCGCGGAACAACGTAAGCGCAGCAGTGCCTATCGTATACCGCGTCCAACGATAAGTCGTGTGGATACGGGTTCGCCATATGACGACTGCGCCATTCCTGGTATGCGCGATTTATGGGCCGCGATTGACATTATAAGCGAACGGTACACCTACGCCAAAAATGTTTTAGACGGTAAGTGCGATATGGACCCAGAAAGAGAACTAGTGCCAACCTATCAGCGCAAATACTTTCTGCGCGAATGAATGATAGATTTGCGCCGCGAACAGTTCCTATTGCGCGATGCGTACCGCCCATGCGTGTGCAACAATGGGGGTGCGGCATTTGGCTACGGTGCGTACGCCATTCCAGATGTAATAGGGGTGCGCATTGGATCGCATGTGTTGGCCCCATCGACAGGTCATGAAGTGGATTTCGCCAATCCGCAACATATACACGCTTTACTGAAATTTTACGCCGGTATGCACTACGGCTTGTGCGATAGCAATGACCCACACAGTGATTGATGAGAAGTGTACGACTTCTTAGACGAGTTGGTGCGCCGCTACGCCGCGTCAGCCGCCGCATCGCCAGAACATAAGGTGATTTTGGCCCGCAAGGTACTAGGCTTTTCCAATGAGGAGATTGTGCGCGAGTTAGAGAATTACTACAATCGTTCCTACTCCATAAATTATATAAGCACTATTTGGAAACGTAGTATCGCAAAAGCAATTTCTAAGCAAGCAGAATTATGATACGAAGAATACACACATCAGCCGGATGGATCATTGTGTAACATGATGCGCTGAAAAGTGTGCCCACAATGCGGACGTCAATTGTACGCCCATGAGTTAAACTTTGGACAACGTATCGATGGCACTTGGCGTGATTTATGTAAGGTGTGCGCTAAGAAAGGGGGGAAAGGGTAATGAAAAAATGTGTAATGTGTGATAAGTCATACGATGATGAGTATTTTTTGCCCTGCGGCAATGCGGCATTGTTCTCATCTAAAAATGGTACGGCGCCAATATGTATAAGTTGTGTGGCACAAACGATTGACCCAAAAGATTTGCACACAATAGACAAATTGTGTCAATATTTAGATATAAGTTTTGATCCAAATCGCTGAATTGAGATGGAAGCTAAATACGAAAAATTGGGACCACTTCTTATAGATTACGTTCAAGAGATGCGCTCTGGACAATACGCCGAGTGTGATTGGTCAATACAAAACAAAATGTGAGAGAAATGTAGAGAGTACGGTACATTAAACGATGAACTAACTGCTATGCATGCGGATTTATTAATTTATCTTCGCAAAAAGTGAGGACATATTGATGGTTTCACTTTAGATGAATACATGCGTATGGAAGAATATGAGCGTCATACATTGAGCCATTATCCATTTAAAGATGAGGCTCGTAGAGATATGGTGCGCAAACTTGCGAAATTGAGTGCCATAGCCGATCACTGTATTGCTAATGGAGATAATAAGGAAGCCACAACTGTTCTTCAAAGTTATAACACTTTGATGAAAGAGTTAGGCATAAGTACGCAAACATCCACTGATGAGAATACAATAGAGAGTCTAAGCGAGCTTGTTGCTTACTTAGAGAAAAGCGGTTTCTTATTGAATTACCGCGTGAGCGAAAGTAGAGATATTGTTGATAAGACGATAACTAATATGGAACAATATGTGCGCCGTTTGTTTACCGACAGTAACGAAACTGTTAATGAGATGTATCAATCGGCAAAGATAGCCGAAGAGAGTGGAACTCAGATGGATGATGAAGATATTGAGCAATTATACGATACCCAAGAAACTGAAGTAGATATAACCGACCCGTTGAACGAAGAAGAGATAGAGGAAATGTTCAAAGAGGTGGAGAATGAATACAAATAGTTCAATAGATCAAGTATTGGACCATTATTACGCCACTGTATTAGAGCGTAACGATATGGATCGTGTAGTTGTGACCCCTCAATATGTTGAGGCTAATCGAGACATGTTTGAGCAGATGGTAACAATATTCACTTTATACCCTGATTATCTAATAGATTTAATAACACCAAAAGGATCTTATTTTAAACTTTTCTTTTATCAACGAATATTTTTGCGTGTTGGAATGCGTTACCAACAAATTTGTGGAACATTCCCCCGTGCTTATTCAAAATCATTTTTGGATTTTATTTTAAATACAATTAAGGGAATTGTACAACCTGGGGCAAAAGGATTCGTTTGTGCGGATACTAAGAAACAAGCAGCAATGATCGTAGAAGAAAAAATGAACGAAGTATTTCGTCTTTTTCCATTTTTTGTTAACGAATTAGCGATAAGCGATGTAGATAAGGCAAAAAGAAAATACGGTAATGTCGGAAGTGACTACGCCGAGATTAAGTTTAAGAATGGTAGCCAAATGGATATCGTTAATCCAAGTAATGCTGGTCGTGGAGGAAGAAGACATTTTGGAACATTAGAAGAGTTTGCTTTTATGGATGGAGACAATGTAAATGAAGTAGTTATTCCATTATTGAATGTTGATAGAAGAACTGCAGCAGGTATATTGAATCCAACAGAACCACATGCGCAACAAATTATGATTACGACTGCTGGATATAAAGGTACTTATGCTCATGATAAAAATCTTGAATGTTTAGTTGAAATGGCTTTGGAACCAGGTAAAGCATTTTGTTTTGGTGGAGATTATCGTATTCCTGTAATGCATGGTTTATTAGCGCCAGAAAAAGTAAAAGATAAAATGAAAAATTCTTCATATAAACTCGAATCATTCTTACGTGAATATTGTAGTTATTGAACTGGTGGTAGTGAAGATAGTTATTATTCATTCACTCAAATAGAGAAATGCCGAAATCTTGTGCGTCCAGAGTTTAAGGCTGCGCATAATTTTGAAGGGTTCTATGTATGTGCTGTCGACGTTGCGAGATTTGAGGGCGACCAGACTGTTGCGGAAATATTTAAGGTTTATACAGTTGGTGAGCGATGGAAAATACATTTAGTTAATTTTAAGATATTGAACGGAACTCACTTTAGAGATCAGGCTGCGTTAATAAAGCAGTTAGATATAGATTATAATTTTAAAGCGATAGTAATGGATATTAATGGTAATGGTGCTGGATTGGCTGATTATATGATTGATGAACAAGAGGTTGATGGTATTTGATATCAACCATACGGTTTTTTAAACAAAACTAAGTATTCTAACACAGAAAAACGTGGAAATGTGCGAAAATTGTTCGGAATTGAAGCAAATCGTTCATTAAATAGCGAAATTTACACAAATGCTCATATAATTTTAAGTTTAAGACGAATTTCGTTACTATTAAATGAGCGACAAGCACGTAGATACTTTAGTAAATATC